TCTTAGGATTACGGATATTCGATCTCCTTCGCGTCCGGCTTGGCATCACTGCCGCATAGCCGCCCGGAGTGGGAAAGATTTTCCTCTCAAAAGTTCCATCGTGAAAGTTTCTTCACGTGGTTAATTGAAGAAGCAAGTGTGAATTTAGACCTGCTGAACTCAGAAACCGCTTTATGAGCAGAGATCCTCAAAGAAAATAACCTCTCACTGTCAACTATAAAGGCCTGCAGGAAATTGATGATGATAACCAAGAATATTGATGACACTGTGGATTGGATGATCCAGAATACGGTTGTTGGCTCTCTCGTTTATTCCTAACTCCCATTCTGACTACCCATGTAACCTTATGTTCAAACGTTCTCTGTTAACGGTAAGGCATTCTTTAGCCAAGGTGTTGTCGATAAGCACGGCAACTGGGGAAAAGCGGTGAAGACATACAAGATTGATGACGCTGATTTTCCAAAACTTGTTGATGTTGCACCAGCATTTAAGATTAACCTGTTGAAGCACAATCCATTAAAAGTCCCAATGGAACCAATTGTAGCCAAGCTTCAACCTCAAAAGATGGACCCGCTTGTCCTAGCGTTGCCGGCAGGACTGACTTAGGCGAAAGTGAAGAAAGCTGATGGTTCTTGGGCAATGGCTCAAATTTAGAGATGGAAGCATGTGCCTAAAGAGAAAGAAAACCATTACAAGTCAATTGAATTTAAACGCTGGATCAAAGTCACGGGTGGTAGAACGCTGATGCATTGGTGATAACGAATGCTAGCAACGTCGTTTAAACGAAACTTCCTACGCCGAATGGTACGTAGCATCTTCTATAATCAAGCACCTGCATATCACGTGGAGAAACTCAAAATGGCTAATAAATACGATAAGGCGTCGCAAATTCCAGCCAACTTACTCATTGAAATCAATGCTAGGAATCATGAGTTGTATGGAACCACACTTATGGATATTAAATGATTAATCACAGCTGCCTGCGAGTTTTATCAGATTGGAACTGAGAAGAATGGGAAAATGTACTGGATCAAACCAACACCCAGCGAGCTATATAGGATGATGTCTTATGACCATGATGAACCAACCCTGAGTTCGGTTATTAAATATCTCGGAGGACTGACGATTGACCAATATGATGAAAGAGACTTTTACAGTAACACCTAGCGTAAGCATTAAAAGAAAGCCAAAACACTCAAGTGAATTGAACATCCATTGTTTGCTGTAGTTAACAAACTGAAACTGCCAGCTTCAATTCAATCTAAAGTCAATGGCACTGTGAAGAAGCTCTTAGCTAAACAAGTACCTGAAGCCAACATTTGAGAATTCATTATGAAGCATGCTATAAAGCCAGTGTAAAAGAAGCAGCACTCTGTTCCAAAGTAAATTTAGAAAACCCCAGTTGTAAAACTCTAGCCAAAACTTGATAAAGTTGAAATTGTGGAGGAAACATTGGTCCCTGTAGCAGAAATTTGACTGACAGAAAATCAGATATTGGAAATTATTAAAAATATTCCAGCAACCAGTCAATCAATGATTCTTGAAGAATCAAAATTGCAGCAGATTGAGGAGATTAAAGAAATGCCCACACACAGCGCACAGTAGGAGGGTTCATAAGCACTTGAGAATTAAAACATCAATGTCTAGGCATTACTAGAGCTCCCGTAGTAGTAGCTTCTTGAACCACAAGCAGGAATTGATGCGGAAATCTTAGAACACATTGCTGAAGGTAAGTACTTCTGGTGGATGGTCCCACAGCTTCATGAGCATGCTGAGACGAACCTGAGAGACATGCTACGTCCCGTTCGTGATGAGATGTCCCTACTTATTGAACGTGCTGCCAAACCTGAACATCGCCTGGAAGTCGTTACAGCTTTGTTGTGGCGCTGAAAGAAATTTTCACCAAACTGAAAATGGACTGTTTTTTGGGCTGATAGTGTAATCTAAGGCCTCAGAATGAAATTCGATTATTTTGGCAACTCTTGATCAATTCTTGAAAAATTTGGCAAGTATAACCATAATAAGTTTGATGGCTCTGAGATGAACGACCTAAGCGAGAGGGAAATATTAGCATATAAAGAAGATTTCGATAATGGCCAAATAGATTGACAAATACTACAATTTTCTGAATCCTTAGCAACTCTCAGCGTAGACGCAGACTCATATATTCACAAAGCATTGTGTAAACTCTTGAACATCACGTCCTTTTAATTCAGATGGTGTTTAAAACACGGTCTATGAGATGTGAGATACATGAGGGCTTGGACAATCATTTTGAAAATTGGAGCAGAAGGATCCACTTGAAAACCTTTCAGCAAGAATTAGCCAAAACTTAACAAGAGGCAATACTAAGAAAAAGTCGACCAACGTGAAGCGCAATGACTTAGACAAGCTAAGTATAAGAAATGAAGAATGGATGAGGAAAGTGAAGATGACTTGTTGGTCTAGGGCTCTAACTTTAGAAAAGCATAGGAAACTATCAACAGATGGTCGGGAACAGAAGACGACTCTGAGTCTGAGGATGAAATGCCTCAACAACACAGACCACCTCTTATTAAATCAAGAGCGCCGACCATAGACATGCGAATTGCAAAAGTACCATCTAGATTAACTGTCTATGGAGAGGATGATTCAACTGTTGCTTTTGATTTTGCCTGGGGTGTTTACCCACTTAAGTATTCTTGGTACTCTACAAACGGAGAAAACAACGATTGTTTCCTAGAAGCCCTCAGCATAGCACTGGAAGTACCAATAGAGAAAGCGTGAGCACTAGCAATCCAATACTTAGACCAATCCGCCCCAGATTTCGCACTTGCCGAAAAGAAACTGAAACAAAACACTGATGCCTTAATGCCAACTTATTCAGCTATTGCCATACTCAGAGCACTAAAATTACCATTCGTTTATTATGACTAATGAGATGAGCAACCACCCTACTCAGACCTGAAATACGTACTCGTGGCATATGAAGGACATTGGTATGTCGCTGCAAACTAAGACCTGTAAACGCCTTACGCTTACCGGGCTGGAACTGCTATAATAACAACTTGGCCTATTGCTGATCTGACTCTCATGGAGAACCGAATTGATGCGTTCAACCTTGCATTACACGCTGTAGGAACTAAAGCATAAAAAGATATAGACAGTGATTACCCTCTTGCGGTAGAACATGTTGTCGGCCACTGAGGAATTGTTGAAGAAAACATAAAGTTTGTCATCCATGCCTGGTGAAACATGGCTTGAGGCTTGAGCCCTAAAGAGTAAGCTGAATGGCTCCGCACTCATACATCAGCAGATGCAAAGCATGTTAGAATTCCAGAAGGCATGGACTATGCGCAACTGAGAATTTACTAAGAAGGCGCTGCGGTTTCTAAGTTGGAGTTCTGATAATTTTCTCCTCAAGAGTTAGCCTTTTTGAATTCGATAGCAAAGGGCTTAAACGCTAACCTTGCTATTTAAGACAAGGAGGGTAAGTTCGAGTCTAAAGCAAGTGCCATACAACGTCTTGTGCGTGACAAATACAATGGCAGAAACTTCAAAGACGCCGTCAAAGCAGCAACATCAACGATTTGACAGTCGTTAACCAAAGGCGGAGAATCATTAGTCAAAGCTATAGCAGGAGAAGCACTGTCAGATCCCGCAGTTATGTGAGTTATTAATGAACATGAGTATTTCAGGTAAGCATGATCGAAGTTCTGGCAACATGCATGAGACAATTTCATCCAAAAATACGACACAATTATCATTGTAGGTTCTTGACCCAGTAGAGAAATAGTGCCCACTGATCCAAGGAAGTGAGTCATATATGTGAATCCCGTAGTTGGTGCAGCTGATGAAGATAATTTCCATATGCTCATAGACTCAGCAACCCAGATTTTCCTTTAAATGAAGCTAGAAGAGGTTGACTTTGCAGAACTGAGATAAGCAGGCTTTATTATAGGCAGTGTTGCTATGATATCTTGCATGGCCGATTTCTACTTGCACTTAAACTCCTTCGTAGATCTTCTTTGTGATTTAAATGCATCAGCAGTGTTCTATACGCATCACTTTGATGTCTCCAACAGTGCTTCTGACATGCTTCAAATTGAGCGTGAGACGAAAGATCTACATATTGCTCACACATCGATCTCCATGAAAGTCATTGGAGGGCAGGAAATTCACTCTCACAGAGCTCAAAATCTTAGTAGATACACTACTTATTAGCACGACAACAACTGCATTCAAGTTGACATGACAACGACTAGCATTGGAACAGTAGTCTTAACTGTTTGACCAACATTGGTTATGCATGGAACGACCTTAAGAGAAAACGTTGTTGCAGACACCGCTTATTTGGTCTCGTGAGAAAGTGCTAATACACTGAATGGAGCCATTATGGTAGTTGATAACTATCCCATAGGAGCTGAATATGTATGAACAGACAATCACGCAAGAGCTAATCCGAAAGCTATTGCATTGCTCAAATCAAAACCAGCACTGTTAAACTCATGAACTCTCACTAGTACATCACACATCTATGAGCTACCGAGCTTAAATAAAGACAAAGAATCTTTTAAGGACTTAATAATGGAGAATAAAGCAGAGATTCTCTTTGATCTTTCTTTCCCGACGCAGTTAATGAAATGCACGTTAGAAGAAGTCAAGATTGCATAAGCTGATGGATAAGTGTTGATGTCACTATGAGCTGATTCAAATTCACCAGATGACTAATTGACTGCTTTTGTCCACACATGTAATGCCACACAATAGCTAACAGTTAACCTGAACCAACCATAAACTCAATGGTCCAAAGTGCCCATGCGTGATGCTCTTTTAGCCTTGAGCCCCGACTTAAAATGCACTTTCCTATAACGGCTAATCGCCACCCTAGGGGGGCCTTGAATTGTCTATCCTTTACTCACTGTAGGTACCCTCACTTTGGGCACATTAATCTTCAATAGAAAGTAAAAAGAGTGGAACGCAGGTTTTAAGTGGTCTAATCCATGGTCTTACCTTACTGTTGGCACTAGACCGCTGCTCTAATCTCTAGCAACTTGCTTCGGCTTTACATTGATGGCTAGTGCACCCAGATTCTTATGGTCTTCGGTTAAAGCATGGTTATGGCCTAGCTGAGTGAATTATGAACCCTTTTGATCTGCTGGATAGATTATCTAACACCTATAGACCTGAGCATTTTGAACTCCTGTTCTGCCACACTAGGTTGGGCTTTATATCAAAAGATGAGAGCACGATGTGCTTCCCGTGCTAGCACCCAGGGTTTAAACACTTCTCACGACACGAGCCATTTAGAACGCCGCTGCCACTGCAATTCTTCAACAAAACGCTGTCACTGAGGAGTACAAGACTTATCTTGCTAGGCAGAAACTTGCTGAAATTTGACCCTCAGCAGCAATGACCAAAACTTTATTGTTTGCTTGAGCTCATTTTGCTGATGTAGATAATTAAATCATCTCTGATGCCTTGTTACTACAGCTGCCTCTGCCTCTCCAGTAAGAACTAGCACACCACGTATTCACACTAGAAGACATAGATTTGATTCTAAAGCAATTTGGTGATGGTAGTAAGTGAACTGCTCGACTAGCTAAAGTCAGCGGGGTTGCCGACAGATTTAATCAAGCTTGGACGTAAGATAATACCTAATACACGATTACTTAAGACATCGACTCAGCTCTACTGAGCCTCGCCACATTAGCATCAGATGATCAATGTTTTGTTTAGCTTACTTTCTCCGGCACAGCAGTTACATCGTTGCTTTTAGCTTTTAAGGACTAAGTCGTCGTTATCCATGGCCGTGCAGTAATTGAGTATCTCTAACCACTTCTTTATGTAATCCGGTAGATTAAGAGTATTATTTGTTATCTACAAGAAGAGAGGGAAGTCATCAAACCCGATTTTGGAATTTGCGTCGTGCAATAGTAGTTAAACGGCAAAATAAGTTTTCCAGATGCTGTGAAACTTTATCTTGGCATTGACCACCCATGAGAAGATTTCCAAATGAGTGATGTCACGACTGCCGAAGCAATTTAGCGTATACTCTTAAGATTTGAGCGATTCGTTGCATTGTACAACGCGTGTAAGGATGCCATATATATGGTTAAACACGTGATTGTCAGAGGAAAGAACTACTAAACAGAGCTTTTTAAAGATGAACATGATTGATACTTGGAGCCCTATACTAACTGGAAAGTAGCACCACTTGAAAAGTGTTTGCTAGGACCAAAATGCCCAAATCCTGAAGACAATTTTGCTATCGACTGACAATTGTTGTTAGATTGGGACATATTCGACGTGGGCAGTGGAGTTGAAAACAACTAATGTATGATGTCTGCACTGTTATTCATTCACCAGTTTCACGCCTGAAGGTCTTACTCGGATGCACAAGAAGCAGCTGCACAGGCATAAGGCATTTTCAACTACAAGTTAACGCCAGAAGTCAATGTTGAAAATCCTTATGCCAAACTTGAAGAGTGATTCCTGAATATGCCAAAGAAAACTAAAAGCGGCTATACATTTGCGGAGACCTCCGATTTAATCCATATGATTGCGGAAACTGATGGCATAACTATACACTATGTTGAAGTTGATGGTCCAAACAAAATTGTTAAAACTATTGGATCAGGTGCACGCTCGGCTTTGATTCTCGGTTCTTGCCAACATGCCTGGGTAGGTATCAAAGGCTAATTTGCTCCGAAGCACATCTTTGACTTGAAAACGCGAAAGTACCATACTTACATCGCGTGGCTCGCAGTTGCTAGCATTACCGTATGTCCATGCAATTTTTGTGCTGGCGCAACCCACTATGCATGCGTAGATTAAGAGGACGGCATCCTTTGCCCATCATGCAAAGCCTAGAAGAAAGACAACCTCAACTAGTGGAATGTCTTAGAAGATCACCTACTAACTTACGGACCAATAGGAAGAGGAACATTAAGAGATTAAATAGCTGATGTAAGAATGTAACGGCGAGGAGCTTACATTCCCTAACTTGATGTCCAACTGATAAACAAAGACTGAAATGGAACAAAGTGACAGGAAATATGATTAGATTCTGCGCTGCCTTAACCAAGCTAAATTGTGATTGATGAGAAAACCGGGTACTATTAGCTAACGTCTACTTGTGCCGGCACTCCTGTTTAGCCACCACCAGTTGACTATTTCAAGATTAAGCGCCTCATAACTTCAGAATGCGAAACAAAGAAAACCTTTCAATGTGGCCCAATTTTCGACTTACCAGTGTGCTGGCACACGTCCTGTACTCACAATCTTGCAGAGGCTGCCATTTACAGAACGAATGCCAGTAATCTTTTACCCATCTCAACCGCAACAGAAAAATTCCTCAAATTTGCACAAGACTTCATCAATTAAAACTACGTTAAATCAGACAGATCTGCTGAAGTATATGAAAACTGGCGACGCGAGTCTTTCTAATACATAGAAGAGATGGACAACAAGCCCAGCTATGTGAAAAAGTAGTACGCAAAGACTCTAGAATGAGACTTATGTGATTAGTAAATGCGGGTTGGCAGTAAAATGTTTGTCAAATCAGAAATCCTTGCTGGAGAATGAGCTATTTCATGAGCTATATAAGCAACAGAAGATTCTCTCAGATTTGTTACTGGCCCCATTTATGACCTCGTCGTTGACTAGGTTTACCTTGACCCGAATTTTATCAAGTGCATGAACCCTGAACAACGATGGCATCAACTGCAGAAATTATGAGGGTTTGAATACTCTGCCGAATGTGATTTTTCTTGCTATGACGCCTCCCAGAAACAATGCTTGCTCCAAATAGAACTAATGCTAATCAAGTGAATTTGCCCAGAGTTCTATGACTTTTACCTGAATGCGCATTCACTGCCATAATGAGTTACCTCAAGCCAGGGATAAATACAATTTGTAGATATGCGTCCGCGCAAGTCCGGTGAAATGTTTACATCTCTTGGTAACACGCTTCTCAATAAACTTACTATAGAATTTGCAAGGTCTACCTATACGAAGTTGTCGGATGTTTTCTACTTAACTGAAGGTGATGACAGCGTCATTGCGTGTAACGATGAAGTCTTCTTACATTACACTGCCTCGGTTCAATCATCTTTGGGATTAGACAACACCATAACAATCAGACAAGGAATTACTGGTACCACTTTTTGCAAGCAGATTCTCTAAGAGTACTAGGGTGAACTTGTTTCTTTTAAGGACCCAGGTGCTACGTTGATGAAACTCGGATGGGCAGTCAGTAACAAAAATGTACCAAATTCTCTCAAAAACTATGAATATCTCACGGGAAAAATTTTGTCTTATGCTGAGGAATACTGAGGTTGCCTTACGATGTTAGCTCTCTTTGAACACCTCCTTAAACTCATTAAGTACCACACTGGCCGAGACACTACGCCCTGATATGTGGACAAAGAACGATAGTATAAGGCTTTATTCAATCATAGAACCGTCTTAGGAGGGCAACTTTTTGATGAAATATACGGAAAAGAGCTTCAATGTTTAGTCAAGGATATTGGCTTCTCCCTTTTTAAAATGTGTAGATCCGCTGATTACCCACTTATATTTTAAAATTATGAGCCAGCTAATACAAAAGGAAAGCCAATGAAGGACAACAAGCATTGATTGTTTAATAAAGTCCATGATGCCAACGTTTTCTTTTCTGATATAGTCAGTAGACTACCACAGATGCCCAGATTGTAATGACTGCGAGTTCACCAAGTTTATGAGTGAGCACATGTTTGAGTTTGAGATCTCAAAGCAGAATTTGCTGCTGGCTTGTTCACAGATACCTTTTTCTTTGGAGAAGGAGCCAAGCGGGTTGTTATCGACGATTAACACCTATCATTAAATTAATGGAGAAATTAGCAACGTGACAAGATTTTGTCAAGATGTTAAGAAATGTAGACAGCAAAAAGACTGCAGATTAGTTAACAGCATTAAGAGAGTCACTCTTACCATTGCTTGGCTAATTCACAGTCGAAAACGGAAACAATCGTTTCTGGATTGTGTCGAATGATAAGTAGCGAATGGAGACCTACAACATACTTCTTGGCTTAGCCCTGTTAGGAGTTGGTGTACATCTGCAATCAAATTACTATGATATCTTAAAAGGCTTCGGAAAGCAACAAGCAAGGGCTTTAATTAGACCTTTCACCGCACATAATTCTAAACTCGGACTAAATTTTGATGTAGCAGCTTGAAATGCCGGTGACGCCTAAGACAAATGGTACAAAGCAGCTGTGGGACCACTGTATTCCCCTTCAGCTTATGAGCCGATCCTCAAAATAGCTAATATTGACACAACAAGATTCAAACCTGGAGTAGTCATGTGAATGTGAGGTCCTGAGGAACAAGAACCGCAAGATGATTATGAAATGGTAATGTGAGGCCCAACACCTAATGACTCAGACAGAGATTTGCAGCTAGCTTAAACTACTGAAGACCTGCGTGAGCTCAAGCACAAAGTCGAACAACTGCCAGACCATCTCATTCACCTTGGGAAACAAATGTCCCACGTATAATCAGATGAAAACGTTGCAGAGATGTGATACCAATTAGGAATAGTTAACCCCTTTGCTAAGGACGTTAGTGGAGTTAGAGTGCCCTCGTTAGTGT